ATACTCATTGTCTAAACCAATAAGATTATCAGCTATAATTTCTCCATAGCCCATACCCTTAAAAGCTTGCCCTGTTTGATCTTCTACAGAACCACCATTAGCAAACCTTCTTTTACCTTCTTGACTTCTTACAGTCATCTTATTTCTGTAATCATCTTTTTGTTTTTTCATTGCGTCTTTAGCAGCTTTATCTAAACCTTGAAAAGCTTTGTTTATAAACTCATTACTAAGACTGGCCCTAAGATTGCCCCCAAGGTCAGTGAAATCCCCTGAAAATTCAATGCGACCAGATTTTTTTGACTCTCTTAAATCTTCAGTGGGAACAAATTGTATAGCTGCATTTCTATCTCCCCCACTAAAAAGGCCCATGTTAGGTGGGTTTCCTTCTGCATCAAATTTTGGAGGATTAAATTTTGCATCTGGTCGGTCTCTAATTTCATTTATAGTTTCTGAAGAAAACTTATGTCTAGGGTCTCGGCTAAAATAAATGTCTAGTAACCCTGCTGCTTCTCGTCCATATTTTTCAATCCAAGCTTTTTGATCTTCTTCAGAACCTTCTAACTGCATATCACGTAATAGTTGAAACCCCCTGTGACGAGCTTCATGTGCTATAATTTCTTTAGAGTTTCCAAGTTTAACCCCATATTTTATAATATCTTTTTCTATATCTAATCTATTTGGTCCTGTTTTTGTATACCCGGGATTATACTCAGCATTAGCATCCGTAGTTGTTGGTTGTTTTGAACTCCAAACATTTTGAATNTGATATTTGTCTGGTTCTTGAANTCTGATTCTATCAGNGTCAAATCCGTATTGAGCTATAGGATCATCAAGATAAGTAAATATTTCTCTGAACTTAGATTTTTCTGGGTTCTNTCCCCCTATAAAATCTTTTTGTTCTTGAGTCATCTGACCAACAAACTGTGGTTGCATATCAGCAGTAAACTCTAAATCACCCATAGTTTTTATTTGATTTTTTCTTGCCTCTTCTGCCCTTTTAATTTTTTGACGGTTAGGCGGAAATAAAGATGTTTTAGGAGCCATTAGCATTAACCTTTAATCTAAGCTGCTTTAAAGCTTGCAAGGCGTAGATCTGTCCTTGCACCCTATACATTACATGCTGCTCATCTGATTGGGCAAACTGTTTGTAACTAGCTTGAATACGTTCTTCTAGTTCTGCTTCAAATGCATTCCATGCTTCGGGGTTATTTACTAATAGTTTTAAACTCACTGCATTGGTCCTCCACCAGTGTTAGCTGAAAAGCCCTGTTCCCCCGGCTGTGGTGCTGTGCCTGTACCTATGGTACCTCCACCGCTGCCTTGGGTATCCTGTACCTGTGCGCCTGCTGGTGGCCCCTGTGGACCTCCTTGTGGGGCTGCCTGTGGTGGACCTGCTTGTGGTGGTGGTGGATTCTCTTCACGGAACTTCTTAAGTAGTTCAGCTTGTATAGCAGCATCACCCATTGAGTTGACCAGTTTGTCAGGGTCAAGGTCCATAGACTTAGCAATCTCACGCACGATGTAATCCATCTTAGCAAAGGGAGCTAGTACAGGGTTCTGTACCACACCAAGGAATTGCATCAAGCGTTGACTACGTACTTCATTAGCCATAAGACTTTCAGTACCACGTGCTTTAACTTCAAGGTCTCCCTTGATTGCATCATCGTAATCAAACTGCATGTTGAAGTTAAAGAATGCTTTAGCTAGTGGTGCTAGTAGGTAATCGTCTACGTTCTTTACTACATTCCGTATAGAACCATTAGCAGCAGACATGAGCATGCTAATGCCAGAAGCTGTACGTCCGACACCTTGTACTCCTGTCTGACCGTGAGCAAAGCTAGGAAAACCTGTACTCTCGTCTGCTAATACACGTGCTTTATCAAACATCTGCATGTTCTCATTGGATACGTTGGGGAACTTGGTGCCAAAGATAGCTTGTCCCGGCGCCCCGCCTTGGCGACGAAAGACTTTGCCGGGATATACTGAAAGGTCTTGGCCGGGAACTAGGTTAGTCTCGTCCACCTCAATCAACATATTACCAGACAGTGCAGCATTGTCAACAGCCATACGCATAAAGCCATTCATTAGTGTCTGTGTGTCATCCATGTTTTCAGCAATGCCTACACCAAACAAGCTGTATGGGCTTACTTCATATGGTACTGCATAATAGGGAATGATAGCAGGAGTGAATGGGTTCATAACTAAACGCAATACCTTACCATTGCATACCCAGATGTTTACACTAACTTGATCCATGTCAGATAGTTCAGAAGGAATGTCTATATCATGTCCTTCAAGAACCTCAGTGTCTACGTTACCCCAGAACTCAAGGACTTCAAAGCGTTCAGCTTTAGATTCCTGAGCGTCATCTTCCATAGCTTGNTCCCACCATTCTTTGGTGTAAGACTCACCGTCAGCTATAGCAAGGTCTATAGCATTGCTTCTAAAGAANGGNCGTCTTTTAAGATTACGTATTTGTGTACGTGACATTTTGTGACGTTCTACAACGTACTCAGCCTCATCCATGTTAGCTGCATCAGGGTCAGGGTAGAAGTTCCAAAGAGATACACTAGAAGTTTGTGGGATAGTTTTAATAGTAGGGCTATACTCACCCTCTTCATTCCAATTAGGATACTCTTTGTCTATAGCAAACGGACCTTTCATTACGCCTGTACCAAACAAGGCGCATTCAAAAGCAGCTACACGTAACTGTTTGTTTGCATTGGATTCATCAAGCTGATCGTGGATTTTCTTCTCCATCTTTTTAGCTGATACCATTGCTGGATGAAATGTAATCTGTGTAGGTGTACTGCCCACACCTTCTTTAAGTTGATCCTCTACAGGGGCTAGGCTATTCTTTAGACCAGCTAGACGTTCTTTAAGATCAGTCATAGTCTCGCCGGGAAGTAGCTTAGTATCTTCTGGGCTTGGACCTTGTGCTTTNTTTATCTCATCATTAGATTCAAAGTGTACAGACTCAACCACACCTTCAGGCAGTACGGTAGGNTCTACAGTGATTGGAAACTTATTGTTGCCAAAGAGTACCTCAATGATTTGACCATAGGCTGCAAGGACTTTAGTCTTAGTTACTTTGACAAAGACTTGGGATTTTTCTGTAGAAGTAAACTGTACATCAGGACCATAGAGGCCACGGTAGTTACGGTAAGCTTGTATCCAACGTGTTTCTTCTGTTTCTCTAGCGTCAGATGCTTTCTTATAGTGTTTCTGTACAAGGCCTACAATGCTACCTGCAAGAGGATCACTATAAGTATCTTCTTTCATGTCATCTAAAGAGGTAGCCTCTTCAACGTCCATGCCCATGCTTTCTTCAAATTCGTCCATAGTGTATCCTTAATAACCGAAGGTTGGGTCACTTGCTTGAAACCCTGATCGTTGTGTTGCAGGGTCAAAATCAAACAGACTGCTTCGTGGTCTTGTCATAACCCCATACCTGAGTGCATCGTATAGGTGATCTTCTGAGTGTGTGTCTACGTCTTCAGGGTTATTCTTATCCAGAGGTAGTGCTGGTATTTGTGAGATAGTATTGCTACAAGTATTAAAAAAGACTAGCCTTGGTTCTTCTGTAAACTCATCTACTTGTAATCGTCTGTGTATCTCATTCTTACCTGCAACCCTTGAACCTCTGGACCTGTCAGCAGGTCTCCACCTGCAGCCTCGCATAATCATTTGTTCAGCTAGGCTTGGACCAGTATCTCCACGTTTATGCCAGAGAGATGAGTCAAGGACTCCGTAGCGTATCTTCTCTCCATCCTCTGCTTCTAGTATCATGTCAGCTAGGTCAGTAGCTATAACCTTTGAGCAGTACATTTCTCTGTAAATAATTAGTTGTTCATCAGGAGCTACAGCAAACCAAACAACCCCTGAGTAAGAACCGTATCCGTAGTCACATGCTCTAAACCTTGCCCAGCCACTGGGTATCTCAAAAGGTTCTATGACGTGTACTTGTCTATTCCACTCAGGGAAAGCAGCACCCTCATTTACATCCCAGTTACCTTCAAGTAGTTGCTTACGTTGATGCTCTGGTAGTGATAGTAGGTTAGCTTCATATAGTCCATCATCAGCTAGGTACGGGTTATCAAATAGAGTAGCAGGAATAAACCTGCGTTTAAACAACGGCTGACCTTCTTTTGTATGACCTTTAGGCCAAGCAATGACCTCTCCCGTTTCCATGTCAGTAGCATTAAAGCTAGTATTATGTGGGGCTGGGTCTACAAAAGTCTTCTTAACCCACTGATGACCTGCTCCACCGGGGTTAGTAGTACCCCTTTGATATAAACCTAGACCACTATTCTTAGTAGTACGTAGGCGTGATCTCATATAGTTCCAAGGATAAGGGCTAGGCCATTGTGTAAGTTCGTCAAAACCAATCCAGTTAAAAGCTTGTCCTTGGTATCTTTGTACATCATCGTCCCTATCTAGGTATGAAAGCCAGAGAGTTGCACCGCTTGGAGCTACCCACGTCTTATCACGTTCCATAAACTTAATCCCGGGGATTGCTCTTGGGTAGAGCTGTTTGGAGACTGAGATAAGTTCTCTGAGTTCTTCTGTGCTTCTCCGTACCAACAGCATAGAAGATAATGGATTATTAAAATACCTAACAGGGTCGGCCAACATAGCAAAAGACTTACCACCACCAGCCGCTCCACCATATAGTACCTCTTGTTCTGACGCTGAGAGAAAGTCTGTCTGAGGACCGGGATTAGGCTCAAAGATAACGTCTTGAGCTTTCTCTACCTCAATCGGCTCTGGCTTCACTCTCGCTGGAACTGATTGAAGCTCTGGCTCCAATACGGTTTCTTTCAAGGGTTTCCGCTTTTGCCGCCGCTTCTTTGTAGCGTTCAGCGTAATAGCGTTGCGTTGAAGCTTCTGCTTTACGTTTTCGTTCAAGTTTAACTCTCTTCATTAGACCCACGTGAGAGATATATCTGGCTGACTTCTCACTTAACCAGTTGGCTACATCTCTGTAACTATATTGCTTTAGATACTTCTTAGCTTCTTCTAAAGCTTCTAGTTCTTCTGGGATTGGTAGCAGTATATCATCATCTTCAGGGTCTTGTCTATAGCCAAATGGCACAACTCTGCCTACTCTAACGACAGACAACCACTCATACTCACCATCAACTAGCTCTGGTTCAGGGAGCTTCCAAGTTTTATTAACTTTCATTTTTAGGTGGTAATATAAATACAGGGTTTTCAGCTTTGATTTCTACCTTGTCTGTCTTTACAAAGCCAGCACGGTCTAGGAAATCTTTAGCTGCTGCCATCTTTTCTTTATTGCCAAGATCAGTAGGGTTAGTCATAACCTGCATCATAGAGTATGCAGCTTTACTACCAGCAGTAGCAATAAACTTCTTAGTAAGTTCAGCAATCTCATCCTGCAATACAGCAGTAATAGTTGTAGAGGACATAGTATCAGCATATCCAGCAAGACGTTTAGCTCTTACAGGATCACCTTGTGCTTGCTCAAACAATACATCAAGGAATAGCTGTTGTTTTTCTGTAAGTTTTCTCATTTAATTTTCCTGTGGGGTTTTACTTTGGCTGCAACTTTCTTAGGTTGAGCCACAAACTGCTTACCCGCAGCAGTGCCTTTTCGTTTGGCTCTAGTTGTTGCGGCATACTGAGAATCACTAAGAGACTTAATAGCCGCTTTAGGTAGATACCTTTCGCCGGTGGCCTTTGGCCCTTGTGTTGAGGGCTTTCCACTCTTAGTAGTCCATTTCTGTTTAGTCCAAGACTTAAGACTTTTTTGACTTTTTGCTAGTGCCATCTGCTTTAGCCTTTGCTGTTTTACTTAGGTCTTTATAATGAAATAACTTCTTAGAAGTTTTAGACATACTTGCACCTGTCATAAGTTTACCATCTGTATGCTTATGCGTTTTGCCTTTGTACTCAGTGCCATCACGCAAATAATGCTTTACACCTTTCATCTTTTTTTACCTTCTTGTTTCTTTAATTGTAACTTAGCTTGTTTTGCTAATCTTACAATCTCTGTTTTACCCATGACTTTAGCACGTTGTTCTAAGACTGTAAGAATTTGTATTTTACGTGCATAGGGTTTGTTTATTCTTTTAACTTTAGCAATAGTTTCTTTAGCATCTTTAACAGTGGCAAACTTTATACTAACTGTATCTTTAGGATTCTCGTCAGTATAAAGCCTTCTACCACTACCTTTGGGTTTTTTACCTGTACCTATCTTAGGGTCTTTAGCCATTAAGAGGTATAACCTCCACCTGCCTTTTTATACCGTGCAGCAACAAGTTGTGCTTTACGGGCCGACCACTGGCCGGGGCTTCCACCCTTACTTCCTGCTTTAACTGAATTAAAAATACGTTTACGCATAGTAGGCTTAGTATAATTACCCGCCGCATTTACAGTTGAACCGCCTTTAGCATACCCCTTTGGCTTTGCTTTAGGTGCTTTCTTTACCGTAGAACTTTTGTTTAATTTCACCACGTGTGACCCCTATGTCTTTTAGAGCTGAGTCTGACATATTGTTAAGTTGCCAGTATGATACTCTTCGTTGTTGGCTTTCCTGTAGTGCTTTAATAAATCGTTTAAACATGGTTATCTCCTTTTTACCAGAGACAGTTATACCACAGGTTAGTGTATCATACTACATACAAGATTGCAAACCCGTTATGCGTTTTTCTTTTTCTTAAGGTTATCTACCTGAGACTTAACCATGCCACCCATGTTGTAGGTCATAGTGCCATTCTTAGTCATAGGCTTCCTGCTTACTACAGAGTCCTTAGAAGGAAAGCTTGAGGTTGCCATAGTGTTTACTGTGCCGGGATTAGATTGCATTCCACCCTTGTTGTATTTCACCATGCCGCCACCCATCATTTTCTTCTTGGTCATACCACCTTTGTTCATCTTGCCAACACCGTCAGCAGCATAGGCTGGTACCTTCTTGCCCTCTTTCATAACCATAGGCATTGATCCGCCTTTGTTATAACCTGATGTTTTCTTTTTCTTTGGTTTCATTCCGTACATTTTATCTTACCCTTACCTTTTCTAAAATAGAGGATACTACAGTGTCTCCTGCAGCATTTGTTCTAAAGA